ACTAAGACCAAATCAGAGTACCGCTAAAAAGCGAAACCCAAACAGTCATGCACGACTGAATGGGCTTCTAAACATCACAAATGATAAGGATTTGAAATGTCTGGTTTGAATTGTAAGGCTTGTGTTTACTTTAATGATATAGGCCAGATGGGGCAGTGTAGACGCTACCCCACTTACCAAAACCGTCACTACACTGAGTGGTGCGGTGAATTTGAGTTAGTTGCCATCGAGAGTTCACCCATCCTTGAGGTGGGTGTTTTTTCTGAACAACCTAAAAAGCGTGGTCGCCCCGCAAAGGATGCAAAATGAACTTGCAGCCCTTAAGAGACAAAATCTTAGTGCGTCCCGAAAAGCGTACGTTAAGCGACACTTTAATCATTCAATCGGCAGAAGCTGATAGCCGTGGAACTGTGATTGCAGTAGGCCCAGAAGCCCAAGCTGAAGGCTTAAATGTTGGTGATCGCATCACTTTTGGTACATTTGCCAAAGAATACAAAGACGAATACTTAAAGTTTGAAGAAATCAAGCACAATGATGAGCGCTTACTCAAAATGAGTTGGCAAGATGTTTGTTTTGTAATGGAGGACTAATCATGGCGACTAAACCTGGCTTGTATGCCAACATTCACAAAAAGCAAGAACGTATCGAGCGCCAAAAGGCCGAGGGTAAACCCGTAGAGAAAATGCGTAAAGTAGGCTCAAAGGGCGCACCAACAGCCGAGGCGTTTAAACAATCTGCCAAAACCGCAAAGAAATAATTATGGCCAAGCACGACAAGCCTATTCCACACAAGACAACAGGCAAGGGCAAGACCTACAACCCGACAGAAAAGGGTGCGGGAATGACCGCTAAGGGTCGTGCTGAATACAATGCCAAGAACAATTCAAACCTGAAACCGCCAGCGCCTAATCCCAAAACAAAGAAGGACGAAGGTCGCAAGGCAAGTTTCTGCGCCCGAATGGAAGGCGTGGTTAAGAACGCTAAAGGCCCTGCGGAACGTGCCAAGGCATCATTAAAGAACTGGAACTGCTAATGTTGGAACAAGTCAAAGCCCGAATTGCTGACCTTGAGAAGCAAAAAGAACAAATGCTGGCTAACTTTCACGCTATTTCAGGTGCTATTGCCGAGAATCAGGCATGGTTGAAAGAATTAGAGAAACCCGTAGAATCACCTAATGACTGAAACACCCGAAAAACGCCCTGTTGGTCGCCCTACCCTCTACGATCCTAAATATTGTGAGGAAGTGGTTACTTTGGGCAGAATCGGCAAAAGTGTTGAGCAAATAGCGGCAAACCTTAACGTATCCTTACGCACAATATACTTGTGGCGTGATACTTACGAAGATTTTATGCATGCCTTGGACGATGCCAAGACTTATGAGCAAGCGTGGTGGGAAGAACAGGCTTCAGCTTATATGGTTGAGAACAAAGAAAGTGACCGATTGAACGCAACATTGTGGTCAAGGTCAATGGCGGCACGATTCCCAAAGAAGTATCGTGAAAGCACAAAGACTGAAATCACAGGCGCTGATGGTGCGCCTCTCTTGTCAGGCATTCAAGTTTCATTTGTGAAGCCAAGTGAGTGACATTAGCCAAGTAATTGCGAAGGCTGAGTTCCCACTCAAGCTGCAATGTTTGTTTCAGCCCTCACGTTATAAAGTTCTCTATGGTGGGCGAGGCGGGGCAAAGTCATGGGGGGTTGCTAGGGCTTTGCTCATTAAAGGCGCTCAAGCCCCGTTAAGAGTGCTTTGCGCCCGTGAATTCCAAACATCTATCAAAGACTCAGTCCACAAGCTATTGTGTGACCAGATCGAGGCTTTAGGGCTTGGATCGTTCTACGAAATTACCCAAACAAGCATTAGGGGTAAGAACGGCACAGAATTCAGCTTTGTGGGATTAAAGAACAATGTGGCCAACGTCAAGTCTTACGAAGGCGTTGATGTGTGTTGGGTTGAGGAAGCGCAGACAACCAGCCGTATGTCGTGGAACGTGTTGATCCCTACCATTCGTAAAGAGAAGTCAGAAATATGGGTGACGTTTAACCCTGAGTTAGAGACTGATGAAACTTACCAACGGTTTGTGCTTAACCCGCCTGAGAACTGCATAGTCCAAAAGATCAACTGGTCAGATAACCCTTGGTTTCCTGAAACGCTGAAACTTGAGAAGGATGCGCTTAAACACCGTGATCCACAGGGCTATAACGTGGTTTGGGAAGGCTTGTGCCGACAGACAGTAGATGGGGCTATCTTCGCCAAAGAAATGCAACTGGCTGAGTTGGATGGGCGCATCACAAAGGTCAATTACGATGCTACAAAGCCTGTTCATGCCATCTTTGATTTGGGTTGGTCTGACGCTACGGCAATCTGGTTCTTACAGTTTGTGGGTATGGAAACACGCTTGATTCGCTACATTGAGGGCAATCAGCAGACCATGAGTGATTACCTGGCTAAGATGCAGACCTTTGGTTATATGTACGACACGCTATGGCTACCACATGATGCTGAGAATAAAACGCTAGCAGGGAATGGCAGAAGCATTGAGGAAATTGTAAGGAATGCGGGTTACAAAACCAAGATTATTCCTAGAACGCCCATCATGGATTCAATCAATGCAGCTAGGACAATCTTTGTTAACTGCTGGTTTGACAGGGAAAACTGTCATGAGGGCTTGCAATGCCTACGTCATTACCGTTACGATGTTGATCCAGACACCAAGCAATTTAGCAAAACGCCATTGCACGACAACTATTCACATGGCGCTGATGCGTTTAGATACATTGGTTTGATGGTAAATGAGCCTAGACAAGCCAGAAAGCCAAAAGCAAACGCAAATTATGGTAGCGATTTATCATGGATGAGTTAAAATGTCTCCAAATCACTTAGGGCAACATCATGGCTGATGATTACGACAAACGAATTCAAGAGGCAATAGAGTTTCTCAAGTTTGCTAACGATGCAGACACAATGAATCGTCAGGAAGCGCTTGAGGATTTGAAGTTTGGTGCTGGTGATCAATGGCCTGTTACCCTGCAAAACTCACGCAATCTTGAATCACGCCCTTGCATTACTGTAAACAAGGTGGATAACTATTGCCGCCAAGTTTCTAATCAGCAACGCCAACAACGTCCACGCATTAAAGTCCATGCCACAAATACGCATGAGGACATGGTTGACGCACAGACCATTAGCGGCATCATTCGCCACATTGAGGTCAATTCCAACGCTGACCATGCCTATGACAATGCGTTTGAATACGCTGTTCGCATGGGTTGGGGTTATGTACGGGTCAGAACTGACTACATTTCAGAGGATTCGTTTGATCAGGAAATCTACATTGACCCTGTGGATAACCCATTTACCGTTTACTTTGACCCCAATTCAGTAGCGCCTGATGGCTCTGACGCAGACCGTTGTTTAATTACAACAATGATGCTGAAAGAGGAATTTCGTAAGCTATACCCTGACGCTGATGACGGTGGCACAAGTTTCACCCAACGTGGAACAGGCGACTCTCAGTCTGAGTGGATTACCAAAGAGGACATTCGCCTGGCTGAGTATTACTACACGGTCAGGGAAAAGGCTACTTTGTACCTTTTAAGCGATGGCACGGCTACATTTGCTGATGACAAAGACTTCTTTAAGCGCTTAGAGGCTTACGGCATTACGGTGGTGGATAAGCGTGATTCGTTTAAGAAAACCATCAAATATTGCAAAATGACTGCGGTTGAGATTCTTGAGGAACGTGATTGGGCTGGTAAATACATCCCCATCGTTCCCGTCTATGGCCGACACATTGTCATTGGTGACAAGCGTAAGAAGTTTGGCATGATTCGCTATGCCAAAGATCCACAAAGAATGTATAACTTTTGGCAAACCGCCATTACTGAAGGTGTTGCACTAGCGCCAAAGGCAAAGTGGTTGATTGCTGAAGGCCAAGACGAAGGACATGAACAAGATTGGGCAAACGCCAATATCAAGTCATTCCCTGTTCTACGTTATAAACAGACTGACATTGACGGTCGCCCTGCGCCAGTTCCCTCACGTTTGCAACCAGAGCCTCCGCAAGCGGGCATTATGGCCGCAGCTATGGGCGTGGACAATGATATTAAGAACATCATGGGCGTGTTTGACCCTGCACAACTTGGTCAAGGCAACATTTCTGGCAAAGCATTAAATGGCCAACAACAACAAGTTGACCTGACAAACTTTGACTATTACGACAACCTTACACGTTCTATCAGTCACGTTGGCAAGATTTGCTTAGACTTAATTCCTAAGATTTACGATACAGAACGTGTCATGCGAATTATTGGTGATGATGGAAAGCCTGAACTGTTGACGATTAACCAAATAGACTCGGTTGGCAGAGTGCTGAACGACATTTCTGTGGGTCAATATGATGTGGTGATGGAGACAGGGCCAGGCTACAACAGCAAGCGCCAAGAAGCCGTGGACAATATGTTGCCATTGCTTTCTGCTGCACCTGAACTGATGCAAGTGGCGGGTGACTTAGTGTTTAGAAACATGGATTGGCCAGGCGCTGACATCATTGCTGACCGCCTTGCCGCTGCTAACCCAATGGCTCAAATTGACGATAAATCTAAAGTACCGCCACAGGTTCAGATGCAATTGGCTATGTCACAGAAGCAGATTCAGGAACTTACACAAGCGCTTCAGGCTAGAGACATGATGCTAAAACAACGCATGGATGTTGAGCAAATGCGTCAAGAAGCCGAAACTCAGCGCACAATGATGAAAGAGCAAGGCAGAATTGATGAGGCTCAGATTCGTGAGCAAAGTGATCGTGCTGAAATGCAAATGCGTGTGGAAGGTCAAGCACACGATACGGTCATTAACTCACAGACAAGGCTTGAGATTGAAAGAATGAAGCAACAGATTGCTCTTTTGTTGGCCACAATGGATAAAGGCGCATTAAATTCAGCAAATGCCGAGGCAACAGAACGGGCTATTTGAAATTTAAATAAATTTGTGGTAGATTAACCACACCGTACCCGTGAGGCACATGGGGTTAAATCGTTGGGAAACGTATGTCCGATAAAGAAGCAAGTCAAGTATTGACTAGCGAGAATGCAGCAGAATTTTATGCAAACAGATTAGGTTTAGCTGAA